TTCAATATGTTTGCGCCCTTAATGTTTTTAGTGGTCATCATAGAACGAGCAAGTGCTCGCGTATAACGAGATGACAAGGTGTCGTACAAATTATCTTCAATAGCTTCTTCAGTCAATGAAAAAGCCAAAGCGATAGTTTCATGCGAATACCGTGCAGTAAAAGATTCTTGCGCGGTGTCGAAAGTAACACTAGAACCTTCAAACTTTACAGGAGCTTCGCCGAAACCAGTCAGCATTACCTCTTCTTCAAAAGCTCGTTCTGAAGTTTCGGTTTCGAAGATTTCTTCGTACTCAGCGTCGTAGCGATCATACTCTAGTCCGAAGAGAGCATGAAGGCCAGGAACCAGCTCTTTTACGAGTTGAGCTCTATTAATAGCCATTAGTTACTCTCCTTCGACTATACAGCGAATACGTTAGTTGGGAACGAAAAATACCCACGAGCGTTAGCGCCGATGCTATTACTCGGAGAATCTACGAACCTATTCAACAACGCTATTCCGCTACTTGTTGTCGCTGTTACACCTTCTTTGGATCGTCCATTGTTAGTGCTGCCAGCGGTTGTGGTAATCGTATATTTATCGCCAATAAAACTTACGGCTGGAGTGCCGGCAGTAAATTGCGCTTCGTACACGATTGCTGGGTCGGTATATACATACGCTTCGACGTCTGCTGATCCCAGCGTAGCTGTTGAAGCAGGGAAGAACGTAGAGTATGTAGGTGTACCGTCGGTTGCGGTAAAGAAACATCCAGCAAAAACTCCAGCTGGTGTGCCTGTCGCAGTGCCTTGGATCACGTACCCAGAAGATAGGTTTACAACGTCTCCGTTGAAGATAGCAGCAGAGGTGCCACTAGCAATACGCAACTTCTGAGGACGGATCGTACCACCGTAAAGGTGATAGGCTGGTGTGAACCCGTTAGGGGCATCAGTATTAGCCATGATTTAATCCTCTAAGGAAAATGATAACTTAATCAGCAGCCGGTTTTCGACTACCGAATTCCACTTTGGTGCTTCTCCTCATATCGCTTTGTCGTAGCGGCATTCTTGGATCAGCTTCTCGCATTAAATCGTTGTCAACACCTTGAAGTTGTTCTGCTGTCTTTCCGTGGAAATAATCATTACGTTCTTCGACGGTCTCTTCAGGAATTTTTGCGAGGATCAAGCCACCAACACCTATTACGCCAGCGTGTTTACCGTCCTCAATCATAGGAGCATCGAAATCAGGATGATCTTCTGCTCTTACTGGCTCGAATCCCTCACGAATACGCTTTGACATATTCGCTTTGTCATCGTGCCCACGGACTTCTGCACGCACCCACCTGTGTTTATATCCAGGAGGAGCTTCAGGAGCGTCTAACATAGATGGCGGTTGCCATGGTTTACGGCGAGCTGTTTTTGCTCGAGTTTCAGCAGATCTGGAGGTACGATCTGTCATTTTCATCTCCTAAACGTATTTTGCGTACTCTTCTAGAGGCACACCTATTCTTTTAGCTATCGCTATCTGTGAAGGTGTGAGTTTCACACTGCGTGCACCTTTTTTAACAGAACCAACACCTCGGCTGGCTCCTGCTACGGCAGATTGCACGTTTTTTGTCTCACCGACAAATTTATGTGGAAAAAGTTCTCGCATTTCTGCATCAACTCTCTCGTAATAATGTTTCGAACTAGGGACTACACCCTCTTTAATTAACTGTTGGTGAACACCCATAGCAGCATAGGTCATACCCGTGTCTTCACCAAACCAACTGTTCTTTTCTGCCCACGCCTCTGCTGAGGGGTCGGGGGAAGCTGGTTGTAAATCTCGGCGTTGAGGTAGCTCTGGCGTTACAACTTCTTGTTCTGCCGTTTGTTTTTGTTTGGCTACCAAACGCTGGGCATTTTGCGCTTCATAAGAAGTTTTAGCAACTGCTTCTGTAGCTAATGCAATAGCTTCTGCATCACCAAGTTCTTGAGCTTCTTTTAAAGCACGTCTAGCGCGTTCTTTATCTGACTCAATACGTTGTTGATATTCATTAACGAGCGTCGAATCTGAAGATTTTAACTTTGTTTGAAGCTGATTGTTTTGTTCAGAAATTTTCTTAGCAAACTCAATCGCTTCTTCTCTTTGACGCTCAGCCTCTCGCATACGATAAGTAAGTTTATCTATACGTTTTTTAACGCCGTCACTATATTCCTCTAGCTCTTCGTTTTGAGAATCAGCTACTTCGGAACTATTAAAATCACCGCCGCTTTCTTGTATTACGTCAGCCGCACGAGGATCTACTTCTTCGTCAGGAAGAATAAGTTCAATATCTTGGGACTCAGCCATTTATCTCACCTTATTGCAGAATATCTTCTGGGTTATTTACAGTAGCTAAAATTTCGTCATCGTTTAAAAGGCGCATATCGCCCCCGTCGATATTAAATCTAGCTCCTGCATAGCGACCGAAAATTACCCAATCGCCCTCTTCGCACCAAGGGCCATCTGGAAATTTATCTGGGTCGGAATATGCGTCTGGGCCTTTTCTTACAACTAACCCAACAACGGTTGCTAAACGCTCTTTATCTAAAGTTTGTTTAGCGATAACAATGCCGCCTTTTGTTTTCTCAGGAGGAGAAAACGGGAGGATAAGTAACCTATACCCTGTAGGGTTAGGTAATTTATCAGCGTGACTTTCTAAATTTTCAGGAGTAATTTGTTCCTTCGGAGGATCTAACGGCGTATCAGATCCAAAATTTAGAACACGGTCAGGGGTCGCTCCCTCATTAATCGTCTTCGACATCTTCTAATCTTCCATGCAGGGCAGTTATTTCTTGTTCAGCGAAGTTAAGCCCTGAAATCTCTCCAACAATACGTTGGTACTGAACAAAATCTTGTGCGCCACCAGTGGCGAGAGTCTGCGCGAGATCATCTTGCCTCTCACGCAGCTTGCGGAGTAAATACTCCGAATATTTTAAAAAATCCATTAGTTAACGTAGCTAGTAAAATCTAATCCTTTAGTAGCTGCACCCGTTCCTTTCGTTTTTACTTTTTTCCCAGGAATACTAATAGTTTTTTCTGCCAACACTGTAGCTTTCGCAAAACCTTCGTTCGAAGGTTCTGGGATTGACGGTTGGACTCCTGCTTTTTGAGTTTTAGGGGCCGGATAAGGCATTTCCGTACTTCTTAAATTCCTCATTTTTTACTCTTACTACGAGATCGAGTTGCCCCGCCGCGCTTCATTTTAGTAGGCATTTTCTTTGCAGTTTTTCCGCCCCTTTGCATTTTCATAGGCATCTTTTTGTTTTTCTTTTTTGTATGTCCTGGCATTAGTCTTCTCCTTCTGAATAGAGATTATTAAACGTAACATTCGGATCCATGTAGCTATCATCAATTTCTGCAGTATGCAGATGTTGACTAGGGTAAAAGTCGGGAGCACCCGAACCTGTTTCCCATAGAGCTGGATTAGTCGCTCTTACACGATTATTAGGTAACGCTACAATATTACCTGTCCATTTGCCAGCATTCGTTAACTGTATTACATGACTCTGCTTATGTTGCGCAGGATCATCAGCGATATCGTTTCCTGTATAATCCACCGTAAATAAATACTTTCCCGTATGAAACTCGTTATCTATTTTACAAAGCCATGGGCTAGAAGATACACGATCCATAACAATAACTTCATGGTCACGAGAACTACAATCCCAAGGTTGTGCTAAATGCGTCGCCATCGCTTCTGGCATATCGTCTATATTCGCATCAGCTACTAAAGCGGTTATCGGCATTCTCGCCCACATCGCACCACCGTGTAAATTTTCAGAGTCTTCCTCCTCATCTAATTCGTATCCTGTAAATACGATTTGAAAAGATAAACACCTATCTGGGATAGTATTTACCGCAATCGCAATCGCGTGTAAATACTCTCCGTGATAATCTAAATGATTATGTGTAAATTCTTTTCGTACCCAACAATTAAAATGCGGGATATTACTTATTAAATGAGGCATTTATTCCTGTTCTCGAGATTCTCTTACGATTCTTGCAATATCTGTTAAATTAGCATCAACGTCTCTATCGTCACGCATTTCTGCTTGTTGTAAGTCAGAAGCTACTCGGATATCCGTTTGCTGTTCTTGAGATTCTATACGTTCTCTTTCGATTTCGGCTCTACGTTGGGATTCTCTATCCCGCTGCGCGAGTTTTTCAAATTCGAGTTGCATTTGTTCTTGGAACATTTGACGTTCTGGATCTGTTTGTTGTTGCGCCATCGCCTGTGCTAGAGCTTGTTCTTGGCCTGTAATTTGTTGCGTAGCTTGTGCAGCAGCTATTGCTATTTCGCTTTCTATCTCCGGAGGAAGCTGAGGCATTTGGCCATCTGGTCCAGGTTGTGGTAATTGCATACCTTGTTGCGCCAACATTTCCATAACTTGTAAACGATATTTTAGAGCTTGGTGCTGCTGAATATGCGCTTGTAATGCAGCCATCGCTGCCGGATTTTGTTGGACTTGAGGATTTTGCATAAACGCCATATGCGCTTGTATATGCGCATCGTGGTTTTGTTGTGGGAACGCTTGTAACGGCGCTCCTAATAAAGCGTCCATATTTTCTTGGACGGGATCTTTCGGAGCAGGAGCCATATCAGGTAGTAAGATATCGTCGATATCTTTAATATTTAGCGCGATATACATCTTGCGGAACGCTTCTTTCATATTATGGATCTGCGGTGCACTTTGCGCCATTTGAAGCTGAGTTTGCGCTAAAATAATACGTTGCGTCGTACTAAAAATATTTGGATCACAAACAGGGATAACGTCTACGCTATTATTAAAATCGGTAGCAAATACCGTTTGCTGTCCGCCTTGTACTTGATACGGATATTCAGGCGGTAAATATTCGCCGAATAATCTTTTCAAGATTTTAAATTCACTACGCTGCGCATAATGCAAACGCTTATGAATCGCAGAAATTACTTTCTGACCTTTTTCTAATAACGCAACAGTCGTACCTACAGGAGCGTTGGAGTTAGCGTCTCCTGTTTGGTTATCCATAACAGCAGCAAATCGCTGTCCTGATTCTACTAAAACACCCATCAACTGCGCTAACGCAGGACTTGGTTCTTTGAACGGTAGCGGCATAAACGCATCGCGAATTGTACCTCCAGGAGTATCAACATCACGCCACTCTCCTGGTTGTACGGGATCATCAGACCGTTGGATATTTAATCCACGTGCTTTAAATCCAGCGGGTAAATTCGCTAACGTACCTGCGTCAATAAGCTGCCGTAGGATTGCGGTCGCTGATTTCGTAACGCCGCCAATCATATGAATTAAACCGAAACCGTAAAAACCTAATCCTGGAAGAAATTTGTAATGCGTAAAATATTCAATCTTTTTACGCATCGGATCGTTTTCTATATAGTTCCTACGAACAGATAAAACACGGTTATTATCTTTACAGATCGTAATAATGTAAGGGATTGCTAACCCTGTAGCTTCTCCATTTTTATCCGTATGTTCGAAACCTTCGATATCTAATTCAGCGTGAAACTCTAATAACGTATAATCAGCTTGTCGGCCTGTTCTTGATACGCCGTCTATTTCGTCTATTTTTTGTTGAACTGGATCTTCTTGTTCAGAATACGAAGGACGACTCATTTCTTCGTCGGTATAAAACCCACTGAGTTGTAATTTACGGAGATCGTTTTCCGTCATCGTCATACGGTGCGTAATACGAGGTGACGTATGTAAATCTGTCGCGGTATACGGTACGACTAAATCTTCTGCTTTTATAAACCTAGAAACGACACGGCCCATCGTTGGATCGTAATAACATTTTTTAAACGCAGAACCTGCGAGTGGTAAATAAAATAACATTTGATCCATTTCTGGATCGTATTCTTCCATCTTGTACATAAGCTGGAAGTTCATAAAATCTTTTACCCGATTAGCTTGCATCGCTTTCGGATCGTTAGACGCTCCCATAATTTTCGTATCTACTGGGCCGTTAGCCGGTAGAAGTTCTTTATACGCTTGGGCTTGGAAATGAGTAGCTGCTTCTGCTAAAAGCGGGTGGTATACGCCACTAGCACCTTCAAACGGTTCACTACGAGGATCATTTTCGATACCTAGTAGTTCTAAACCGTCTCGGAAAGTTTCGTACCAGTTTTCTCGGCTATCTAAATCGTCTTGATAAGAACTTAGTAGTTCAGAAGAAATTTCTCTGAGGGTAGCGGGATCTAAATATTCAGCAAGGTTTTCTTCGAATGGAATATTTACTTCCATTTCTAACATCGAAGGGTCAACGAGGTTATCTTCCTCGTCAAACAGGATTTCTACCTGTTCTTCACCCTCTAAACCTTCTGGGAATTGCACTTCAGCCATGGAACGCTACCCTACTCTAGTTTTTTACAGCGGTAAATTAGTAATATGCCCGTATTTTCGGATAATACTCTTCTTCGTCGTTATAATCGCCATCTAAACGTAAAAAACCGCCCTGTCTAAAGCGATGTAAAGCTAAAGTCGTCGCATCTACGCAATCGTCGTTTTCTCCGTTCGGAAAATCTACGATTTCGTCGACTAATTCTTGCCCCCAATTCGTTTCTGGAACCCAAACACGGCCTTCTTGGAAAATACCGCTTACTGCGTTTAATCTCGCGATTTTATCTTGACCTTTACTCGGTGAAAAGGTATTTATAGGGATACCTTGACGCCGTAATTCTTGAGTTAACGGGATACCTGAGGCTTTTGTTTCAATAATTACCGTATCAGGTTCCCAATATTCATATAATCTTGCAGCTTCGCGTTTTAATTCAGGAAAATCTAACCGTTCTTTAACGCAATCTATCAAAATTATATGCGCATCTGCTCCGCTATAGTAGTCATCCCCTATTTTACCTTCAGGATAAAACACGCCCCACGTCGTTATCGCCGTATAGTCGGCTCTTTCGGATTTTAAAAACGCTGTATCGTAACTTTGGATTAAATAATCGCACGTAGGCGGGTCGTCAAACGGCCAAAATTTAATCCATTCTTTCGGTATTATCGAAATACCTTCGCCGGTCGGCCGCTGCATATATTGCGCTGCCCATTTCGACGGAGGGATTGCTGATTTTGTACGTTCTAATTCGTCTAACGACCAAAATTCAGGCCATAACGATTTACCTGACGGTAATATCGCAGGAAATTCTATTAGTTCCCATTCATCCCCGCCTTTATCCTGAGCCATTTTCTTAATTAATTTACCCGTTACGTCTTTTTTAGACCAACGAGTCATTACGATAACGATCGCACCTCCTGGTTGTAGGCGCTGACGAGGCCCAGTTTGATACCATTCGTAGGCTTCTTCTAATGCTTTATCTGAAAAAGCGTCTTGTTCCGAATGAGGGTCGTCAATAATAAACAAATCAGCACCACGACCCGCTAACGCACCACCAATACCCGCCGCATAATATTCACCGCCTTGCGATGTCGTCCATTTACCCGCGCTACGGGAGTCGGCTTTTAATTGGGTATTAGGGAAAATCTCTGCGTAATCGTCACTTTCAATTAAGTCGCGCACTCTACGACCGAAATTAATCGCTAAATCAGCGGTATGCGTAGCTTCAATAATTTTGAGTTTAGGTCGTTTACCTAATAAGTATGCGGGGAATAAATACGAAGCGAATTCAGATTTCGTATGACGAGGCGGCATATTAATAATAAGCCGTTTAGATTCACCGTTCGCAATTTTATCAAATGCTTCGGCCATCTTTTTATGATGAGCACCCGCGATAAATTCTGGCCATATCGTTTTAACGAAATCGTAAAACGACGCCATAGAACTTTCACGTTTTTCACGTTTTTCTAATTCTTCTAAAAGGAGTGTAAATTCTTTCGCTTCTGATTTAGATAAATGCGAAAGGTCTACACTTTTAAGATTTTCTAGAGGATTTTTTATTTGCATTTATAAAACGACGGTATACCGCTGCTGCGCTAGTTTTACCCGCTGCTTTCGCTCGTTGTTCCATCGCTATCGCTGCTTGGATTTTATGAGCGGGAGTACGTTTTGCTTTTTTAATTTTACTAACAGACGCTTGAGCATCTTTTACGGTTGCGAATTTTAATCCGTGGATCGTACCTTTCGGATCTTCGTCCGTATATAAATCGCTATGTTTTTTACTTTTCGCAGGTTGCCCTTTTTTTCTAGGGATACGAGGATTTTTAGCAGGCATTTATCTTAATCTTGCGTTATTAAGACGTTCCTCGGATATTGCTCCACCGTAAGCCATCGTGCGTATTTGATCTTGGGTTGCTGGCACCATCCCTGCTTCGGGCATCGCTTCCATTTGACCAGCTAATTGCATACCTACTTGTTGGATTTGCGGATCGGGGTCTTGCATCATTCCCATAATTTGCGGGACACCAAAATAATAAACGTCGTTCGGTGTACCTACCGGCCCACCGTCTGCCATTTGCGGTAATAATCCTTCTAATCCCCCCGACTCGATAATTTCAATAAGTTCCTCTTCAGATAGATCCGTAGGCATTGCGCCCATAGCAGCATCTTCTCCTGGAACCGGCGGTTGACCGCCTTGATAATCCATCGCTCGTAATGCTGCTTCTAACCCAGAAATTTCGCTACCTTGTATATCTTCAGGGAGGACTTCTTGTACTTGGGAAATATTAGGAGCAGAACCTGCAATAAGTTCTCTAAAGCGTTGGTCTTCTCTAGCACGTTTTTGGGCTTCACGAGATTGTTTTGCGCTGTAAGCAGCAGTGCCTACTCCGATTGCCGCCGATCCTATTGCCGCTAATGCGCCCGCGCTTAATCCAAAGGTCATTGTTTTAAATCCTCAAAATTATCTACGACGAACATCTTTTCTAATTCTGGTATATCGCGGATATCGTCAGGGTTCGGGTGAATCGTAAGTATTGTCGTATTTTCTAAAAAATATAAAGCCCGTTTCGTATACGCAGGCGTATTTATAATAGCGAAATCTTTATAAACGTCTATCCGTTCTTCGTTTTGCATCGTAGAAATAACACGGCAATGCCCTGCTGCTAATATCGTAATATGCTCGTGAAGGTGAACTTGACTAACGACAACAGAATCTTTTATTCCGTAATACGCTCGGACGTACATTCCAGGAGCAAAATGATGCGTATTAATATACGGGGTAGGTTGGTTTGGATTCGCTTTTACAGCTTGTGTTACGATCTCTTGAATATTCGCCAGCTCTGCTTTACGCTGGTCTAATATCGCCGTACTCATTTATACGATTTACCGTAATAACCTTTTTTATATCCTATACCGCCACCTACCGCGCCACCGTGATATTTTTTAGCAGTCGTTTCGGCTTGTCGGAAATTTTCTTTCGTCGGAGCTCCTTTAGATCCTGCTTTACGCATTTTTTCACCAGACCCCGCTTTTATACGTCGACGTTTCGCGGCGATATTTGCGTATAATCCTGGACGTCCACCACTAGCCATTTCACGTGGGCCAACTTGCGGATCTTGGTCCATCATACGTTGGATCATACGGCGGTCTATTTTCATCGCTTTTTCGCCTGCTGGACCTTCGAAAAAATCTGTAGCACTTTCATCCATTAATTCTTCACGCAATTTTAAAAATCCCTCTAACCCACTTTTTCGTTCGCGTTGTAATTGAGAAAAACTTTTTAAAAATTCAGGGCGGTTAGGATCGTTTTCGTTACGAGTTACGTTTATATCACGTTTACTTTGTAATAAACGGTTTTCTTCCGCTAATTCACGAATCCTTTTAATAATATCGTCAAACCCGTCTTTTGACATCCCTAACTTTTTTCCAGGGCCAACCATTCCTATCGCCATCGCTAACTCATCACCTAATAACGATTCTAATCCGGGGGTATTACTTAACTGAACAGATAAACTTGATTCATCTAACGGCTTATTTATTTCACGGGCTTGTTGCATCGTTAACGTATTTTTATTCGTATTCTCCATCGCACGAAGTAATATCGGAAGATTATCCATAATATCTTCACCAAGAATCATATCCCCCGTACCACGTAACAAAGATAGTAAGCCTCCGCGACCACGACCAATTTCTTCATCGTATACCGCTTGCATATCATTCATGACCATTTCACCTTATCTGCCCAATATGCCGCACTCATTTTGCCTTTAGCAATATTTTTACCATGACGTGCTTTAAAACTTTTACGACGGGCTTTTTGTTTTGCGGATTCGCCTTTTTTCGGTTTACCAGCAGTTTTTACACCCTGCTGCCCAAACCGAATCGTTTTTATTTTATCACCTTCTTTAGCAACAACGATATGGGATTTTTTAGGATGAGACGGGGTACGTTTAGGTTTGTTATACCCACTAACCCCTGCGCGTTCTAAACGAGAATCTTTTTTCTTTTTCTCAGCCATATACGAATCGTAACCTCCTAATCACTATCCTCGCTACCCTAAAAAATTTTGTAAAAAAATTTTCGCAAAAAATTTTACGCT